CGGGTCGCAGCGAAGGTTTCTTTGATGGAAAAACTGGAGATTGTGCTTTAGCATTCATACATTTTAAAACTAAGTATGATTGGGGCGGAAATTCGTCCGGCATAGTAGCCCATTACAACGACAATGAAACCGCTGCTGGAGGTGTTAATGCACATATGTTTAGATGTGTTATTGATTGGGATGGGGATATCGGATCATTTAGTGAACACGGTATAAATAAAAAAGTAAATGGAAAATATTTAATTGAGGAAAATCTATTCTATAATTATAGTTCTTGGTATACAGGCGAATATCTCAGTACATCGAACGATTGGAATAGAACCATTACAGCAAAAAATAACACATTTCAGAAAAATACTGGTAGTTTTTTCTCAACTAACATTTATGCTCCAATTCGTGCGGGATTTGCTAGAGGAGACGAAACTAATCTTGGCGAAACATTTGCAATTGGTAATTCTTTAAACGACCAGTATCAGTCTGGTTATACCGCAGGAAAAAATCTACGATATATTAAAGATTTCATGTTTCATGATAGCATAAAATATGATTCGAATTTCATTATTGACTCCGCACCAACAACAGATAGCAATACTATATTAAACATCAGTCAAGCAAACTCAGGTGGAAATGTTATTTCATATAGGGCTGATGGAAATTTAAGAGTGGGCACAGATGACATTCTAGTAAATACTACACTCGCATCAGCGTATGATTGGCAACATACTTCTTTAAATTACGATGGTGTAAAATTAGTGTCTTATATTGATGGAAATATAGTAGATTCTTCAGGCACTATTATCAATCTCAATATTAATAATTTATCATTGGCTACATTTGATGTTGGTAAAGACCTTCAATATGATATTATTACAGAAGCTTATACTGATGTAGACACAAATATATTTTTAAAAGAATTTATCGTTACTAAAGGTGTGAAACGTTCTAATTCATTTGATCTGCCTATAGTAGATCAAGTTCAAAGTTCAAATGATTATCTGTTCACTGCATCAGATTTCTCAGCTCCTTATGGAATAGATTATAGCCCATATACTGGAGACGTAAAGTCTTGGAGAAGAATAGAAAAGTCAAATCTCGCAGTAGATAGTTATGAATTAGCAGATGTGACTGCAACAGGTGGTACAATGACTACTGTTAATCTAGTATTTGATAGTGATTATAGACCACTTCCATATTTCGACTTTAAATATGAATCTGATGGTACTTTAACAAATACTTTAAAATCCCCTCTTATAATAGAGTCTGATGGTAGTTATGGTGGTACACTTAATAATGTCCAACACACACAATTGATAACTACAGACTCAGATTTAAGATTTAGCAGACCTAGTTTTATAGTAAGATTAAAAGATTCTGATGATTTGGGAGATTCCATTAATTGGTCATATGATATTAATCATTTTCCAAATCCTACATTGAGGATTGGGCACGATAGTGACAATACACTATTTTATTTAAAAGCATATGATATTTCAGAATCTAATATGGATAAGCAAGCAAATATCACATTTACAGGAAAACATGTAGATTCTGCAAATGATTATCCTCATGTTGAAAGTCTAACAAGAGCGCAAGATTCTTTTAGTATGGATATGAAGATAAGTGTTATATATGATGGTCTAACGGGTTTATCAATTAGTTGGCTAGATGATAATCAGTTAATAAAATGGATTACTGTAGATAGTGTTCCATCAGACTTGGATTCAAATAGTTTAATATACGATCCTCTTCCAGATAATAGAGGAGGTATAATATAATGCCTGTTGAAGGAAATATTTATTATAATACTGCCAGTCAAAAAATTCTTAGATATGTTGATGGTGCTTATATCACCGAAGGTGCAGTTAATGAAAATGTTGATAGTGTTCATCCAGATCCTTTTGGAGGATTTATATTAACATTTGATTCAGCTTTTGATATGACGAAAAACGCAATGTCTCCTATAATCAGTTGTACTGAGCAAGATTCTGATGGCAACAATATAAGTTGGATTTGTAAAACTATTACTTATGGTAGCAAAGGCAAAGATAAAGATATAATTAAAGTTATAGGAAGTACACCTCTATTTAACGTATCTTCTATTTTAGATTTAAAAGATTCAGCTTCAACTGATATTTCATTATCTTCTTCAAATTATTTGAAAATTATAGGTAATATAGTATCATCATCAAAGATTCCTAAATTTAATAGTTATGATTCTGAAAGTTTATTTGATGGAATTACTAATGAATTAAGTATGACTATTCAATACAATGTTGATGCAATTTATGTCGTAAATACTACCGACGATAAGATACTAAGTTTAGTTGGTATGGGTTCTCCTGATGTAAAATTTATAAAGTCTAGTGTAACGGAATATGATGGAGATGCTCAAGGATTTGTATTTGCTGATAGTGGTAGATTAATGTTTATTACAGGAAATACAACAGATGATGTTGCAAAATATACTTTACCAACACAATTTGACACTATAAACTTTGATTCTGTATCCGATCAAACATTTACTGTCAATAGTAGATTAGATTATTCTAATGGAAAAACTATAGGTTCTTCAATTCAATCTGGTATAGATTTTAATGACTCTGGTAATAGAATGTTATTAGCAGATAAAACACATAATAAAATATATCAGTATAATTTGGCAACACCTTTTGATCTAAATTCTGCTGAATATATTTCACATTATCACGAATTTGATGGAATTCCAGTAGGATCTACTCCATCACAAACGACTAATATGAGAACTCATTATAATACAGAGAATGTTATCGATCCTACAGCAAATGTTGAAGTACCATTGAATGTGTTTGGTTATAGCTCAACTAATGCAACTTGGAATGAAACTTATAAAACACATATGTCTAATGATGGATTACATTATTATCTTATGAATGATAATAATATATTTGAATATAGCTTATCTCAATCATTTAATATGCATACGGCAACTAAAATAAGAGAAATATCATTACAACATACATTTACAAATAATCAAAAAAAGTTTAATGTGACATTAAACGCTGTTGGTACAAGGTTAGTTTCAGTCACAATTGGCTCCGGAACTTCATGGCTGACTAGAACAACTTATGAATATACTGGATTAGAAGATGATTTTGGAAATAATTCTAATTATACACAACATTTTCAACTGTCATTAAATCCTAGCACCATTCTATTAAATGGTGGATATAGAAAAGCGGGATATCTTGATTGGACTGCAGGATATATCTATGGTTTACAAAACGGTGTTTATGTTGTGACTGGTAGAGATTATAGTGGACCAAGATGGATATATTATATTCATACCGCAGTTCCTCAAGGATTCACTTTCTCAACAGATGGTACAAAATTATTTGTTATATGGGGATTAGCATATGATCGTGGTCCTATTATACAATATAATCTTTCCACTGCTTGGGACATATCTACCGCTACAGCAAGCACTAGTGCTTTACACTCTTTAGGCAAAGGTGCGGCTGCAACAGATAATGTTGTTGATCCTAAAATTGAAGGTTCTTGGGGCATTCAATTAAACAATGACGGTACTGCAATCTTTATATGGGATAATTACTCAGATAAAATATATAGATATAATTTATCCACAGCTTATGATCTTTCAACAGCGGCACAAGATGCTGGTATAATGAAAGATTGGACCGCCACCAATAGTGTAAGTATTGCAAATATAACACCGGAAATGAATCACTTTATTTTTAATAATAATGGTTCTAAGTTTTATCTTTCAAATTCTAGTATAACCAGACAATTTGCAATGACCACAAATTATGATATAACTACAGCAACATTTGAAGTTGAATATTCTAATCTAAATTTATCTGATGGATCTGGTTTTACTATGCCAAGTCCTGAAAATAGAATTATTCTCACCGAAGGTAGTAAGAAAATATCAAGCTATTCTCTAACCAATAGTGCCGCAGCTAATAATGATAGTGCGGATTTAGGTAGTGCTATACAAACATATAAAAACAAATTCTTTGATTTAAGTGGAATTATTCCGATAAACTCTTTGACTGACGTTGTTATTGGTGATAAAGGAAGTACTTTGTATCTGAGTGAAAATAGTACGAATACAATATCAAAGTGTAGTTTATCAGATTCAAATGAAATTTATAGCATGAGTTTTGATTCAGCGTTTTCTACAGGATTAACTTTAGTTGAAGGAATGACTTTAAATCCAGACGAAACAAAAATGTATGTTATAGGTAAATCTAATAACCCAGAACTAAGAGTATCAGAATTTACTCTCAATAATTCTCCAGGTAGTTTTAAAAATAGTTCGTTTAATAATAGTAAATTTGATTTAAGTGGAAATTATAATGCAGATCCAAGAGATGTTGCATGGAAAGATTCTGGTACTGAGTTTCATATATTAGGTAGAAAAGATGGCGGCACAGGTAAATCTATAGATACATATTCAACTAGAAATACTTTCAGTGTTAAACCTATATAAATATAAGTAATATTAGATAAGTTCGATAGGATAAACTATGGCATCAAGTCCACCAACCACAAGAGATGAATTAATCGATTATTGCAAGCGAAGATTAGGTGAGCCTGTAATAGAGGTAAATGTTGCTCTTGAACAGATAGAAGATCGTATTGATGATGCTATTGGCTTTTATCAGGAATTTCATGCAGATGCTACTATTAAAACATATTTAAAACATCTGGTAACATCCACTGATGTCACTAACAAATATATTGATATTCCTTCAAGTGTTATTTATCTAACTAAACTTTTCCCAATAATTACCTCTGGTAATAACTCAAATTTCTTTGATATTAAGTATCAAATGATGCTGAATGATGTTGCTGATATGGGTACTTTTATCGGCGATCTTATGTATTATGAACAAATGCAACAACACTTAGCATTAATAGATCAAAAATTAAACGGAGTGCCACAGGTAACTTTTGCTAGACGTTCAAATAAACTTCATATTCATGGTGAATGGCAAGACGGAGATATTAAAGCTGGAGATTATCTTGTTTTTGAAGTATATCAGACTCTTGACCCAGATACAAATACTTCCGTTTATAATGATAGATTTATAAAAGCATATTCTACAGCATTAATTAAAAGGCAGTGGGGAGCAAATCTTATTAAGTTCGAAGGTATGCAAATGCCTGGTGGTGTTATGCTCAACGGTAGACAAATTTTTGATGACGCTGTAGGTGAGATTGAAGCCATGGAAGAAAAAATGAGATTAGAGCAAGAAATGCCACCTGATTTCTTTGTAGGGTAATGATAAAAAATGGCAACAAATTTATACTTCTCACATAAAGTTTCTAGCGAACAAAATCTATATGAAGATATCATCATAGAATCTCTAAAGATGTACGGTCAGGACGTCTACTATCTACCTAGAACTATTGTAAATGAAAATAAAGTTTTTGGTGAAGATGTTCCTTCAACATTTAATTCTTCATATAAAGTTGAAATGTATATAGAAAACATTGAGGGTTTTGATGGAGAAGGTGATCTATTCACAAAATTTGGAGTTGAAATTCGTGATGCAGCTACATTTATAGTATCTCGTAGACGTTGGAGTGGATTAGTTGGTCAACAAAGTAATGATATTACAGCACTTGAAAGACCTGCAGAAGGTGATTTAATTTATTTACCACTTTCAAATTCTATGTTTCAAATTATGCATGTTGAACATGAATCACCATTTTATGCTTTAAGTAATCTACCAACATATTCCCTAAGGTGTGAACTATTTGAATATAATGATGAAAATTTTGCAACTTCAAATACTGCAATAGATGGTGTTGAAGAAGGTTCTTATACATATGAAATTACACTCAATAAACCAAAACAGGCAACTGTCACAGCCGGTATTGGAGTTTCATAATGCCCAGTGGTAGAATTCATTATCTCACTTTAATAGATAGCGGTGAGTTTTATGGTGATAGCGCACCTAGAATTATTATAAGTAGGCCAACTACAACACCACGTCATTCAAGTGCAACATCAATTATAGATAGTTATGGCCAAGTAAGTGGATTTACAATAGTTGATTCGGGATCGCATTATATTGTTGTCCCAAGCGTTACAATGACCGGTGTGATAGATTCAAGCAATAAGTTAGCTTTGGCTACTTCTGTTTTAGATTCTAATGACGGTGATAGAGTTTCCCATCTCACTATTAATAATGGTGGAAAATTCTATACTAGTGTTCCTACTGTGACGTTTTCTTCACCAGATAACACAAATAAAAATGCTTTAGCCACTGCAACGATTTCTTCTGATAAAGTTTCAGGAATTGTAGTAACCAATGTTGGAAAATTTTATACTAGTGTGCCAAGCGTAACAATATCGTCTCCTAGTGATACTGGTAAGCTTGCTTTAGTTAGTGCAGCAATAAATAGTGGGCGCGTAAGTTCAATATCAATAGCACAAAGTGGTAAATTTTACACAAGTGTTCCTTCCGTAACAATTTCTGCACCAGATAGTGGAGATAGTGGCGCTTCGGCAACAGCTATAGTAGATTCCAGTCGTTCAATTAGTAGTATTACATTAACTGATTCTGGACAGGGTTATTATACTGTTCCTACAGTTACTATTGCTAGCCCATTAGGAACTGCGGATTCTCACCGAGCAACCGCAACATCACTTTTAGATTCTTTTCATCAGGTGAGTATTATAAATCTTACAGATTCTGGATATGGATATGATGCTATTCCTACAGTTACTATTGCTAGCCCATTAGGAACTGCTGATTCTCATAAGGCTGTAGGAACTGCGGTTATTCTAAGGAATAGATTACATGCTATAACCCTTACAGATTCTGGACATGGATACACCAGTGTTCCTACAGTTACTATATCTGCTTCTACGGGTTTGCCTAGTGCTTTTACTGCAACTGCCATTGCTGTTATGGATAGTGATGATAGTAATAATAGTGTGGGTAGTATAAGACTTATCGATTCTGGAAATTTTTATGCATCAGAACCATCGGTGACATTAGATTCTAGTACTGGAACCGGAACAAATTTTCAAGCGGCCGCTGTAGTAGGTCTTTCGGGTGGTAAAATTTTTAGTCCAACTATTACATATAGTGGAAAATATTATGATTCAAATGTCGCACCACTTGTTACAGTAGATCATCCCGGGTTAATACAATTCTCAAAGGGTGAAACAATATCTCATAAATTACCAACCACTACTCTTAGAGGTGAAGTGTCAAACTATGATGTAGATCAAGGATTACTATCACTAATTCACGTTGGTGCAGATGATGGGCTTTATCATGTATTTGCTCCACAGACTGATTCTGATATTGTAGGTTCAGGTGGTGGAAAGTGTGGAATTAAATCCTTTGTTGAAAATAATAAGATTTCAAATAATGAGCAAAATGATATATTTGAAGCGGCTTCCACTAATGTTGATCTAAACTTTTTGGATTTCTCTGAGACTAATCCATTTGGCGATCCGGGAGACGAATAATGTTCGGTACATATTTTTACCATGAACGAATTAGAAAGACTGTTGCAATCTTTGGAACTATGTTTAACGACATATACGTTTTAAGGAAAAATGCTAGTGGTAAAGTTATGAGTCAGGTAAAGGTGCCGCTTTCATACGCACCTAAAGAAAAATATCTAGAAAGAATTAGACAGAATCCAAATCTAGATACTGACACTAAAGTTTCTATAAAGTTACCTAGAATGTCTTTTGAAATAGTATCAATGCAATATAATTCGGAACGCAAACTGCCTAAGATGAATAGGTTTGACAAGACTTTAATAAACAGTAAGAAAAATAAATTCTTTTCACCTGCTCCTTATGACATTGCATTTCAATTAAACATCTATTCAAAGACACAAGATGATGCTTTACAGATGGTAGAGCAAATAATTCCATATTTTAATCCACACTATACAATTACTATGAAACCTTTTTCCACACTTGCTAGTGATATTAGAGAAGATATACCCATAACTCTCAATAGTGTGTCATTTGCAGATGATTTTGAAGGCACTTTAGAAACTAGAAGAACTATTATTTACACTTTAGATTTTACAATGCTAGCCAAT